GTTAAACACTCCTTCGGTGGCAGGTAACGGGGTAGGGCTATTCAATGTCGGATGAGACAGACGAGGACGTGTCATCCGTATCGAGTTCGGGCACCGGCTCGTCAAGCGACGCATCATCGGCGTGTTGCACGGCGTAGCCTGACGCGCGATGTGTTTTTTGCTCGTGTACCTGCGCGAGCACGCGCTCGGATAGCGCTTTGGTGACAATGGCCTGCTCATCCGGGGGCGACGGCCATTGGACGCGGGTCGGAAAGTCGGCGGCATTCACGACGCGTACAAGCTCCATCTGGTAATGGCTCCATGCCTTAAAGAGCGCTACCTGCTCGTCGGACAGCAAGCCCGCTGCATACGCATCAGCTTTGCCCGCGTTGGCCGCCTGCGCTTCGCTCATGCGCCGGTCAAATTCGCGCATTGCCGCGTCGCGCTCGCGCTGCGCGACGATGCGCGGATCGATGCGCCAGCCGTCATCTGTCCACATGTACTCGTCACCGGGGCACGGAATCGGCGTGAGTCCCGCGTCGTCGGCGGTGATGCCGGGGGCAAGGATTTCTGCCGCCGCGCCATTGACTTTGCGGAACAAGCGCTGGCCGCGGAAGTCGGGCAGCAGCACCCATGCGCCGTTGCGGAAAAATGGCCATTGATTGCGCTGGCGCTCGGGCAGGGGCACGTCGGTGCAGCAAGACGGGATGAGCCAACGGGTTGGATTGATCGGGTCTGGGTCAGCCAGGCGGCTGCTGACGTATTGGCCGGTTTGGTGGTTGTATTGGTGGATCAGCATAGGGGGTGACCTTTATTGCAATTAGTAGGCGCGGATCATCGCGAGCAGCGCGATGTTGCGCGGGCGCGCTTCCCTGCCGCCGTCGTGATTAATGATCACGGCATGGGTGTGTATGCCGTCTGCGTCAAGGTGCACGGTATGGCGGTGCTGACCTGCGGGGTCGATCTGCAAACCGTGACCATGCTCGCCGCTCGGGCTGGTCATGCCCCATACGTTGTCGACGTCGTGATCGTGTGCGCCGGGTAGATTATTGCTGCCATGATGTCCCCAGGGTGGGTTATACCAAGGGTGGTTTTCACCCCACGGCGAAATGTGTTGGTGGTCGCCCACAGGGTGGGCATGGCCACCATGCTGGTGATGGCCTTGTTCATCGGTCAGCCCCGTATGGTGATGTTCGCCAGCCCACGAGGCCCTTGCCGAGTGGGCGTGTCGGCGGTTCTGGCTGTCCTGCCACGCGCCAAGGCGCCGGCCTGGATCCATGCCGCGTCCGTCATCCCAAAAGCGCAGGTGCTCACCGCGCACCTCGGGGATCCGAAACGTTGTCTTACCGTTGCCCCTTGAAAAGCATCCCGGGTGATCGGGCCAGGCTTCCTCGGATACGAGTTCACCGCAGAACTGCGCATAGGCCCACAGTTCTGGATAATCGTCGCGGCGAATGAGCACGCCCGCCAGTTTCAGGCAGCCTGCCCGCACGGTGGTGCGCGCCTCGATGATGATTTGACCAATGGACGCCTCACGGATCGCGTTGGCAACAAACTGTGTCGTCGCGAGCTTGCGCGACACATCTCCGACGGCAGGTGTGGCGGCGGTCGCCATACCGGCCACTTGCAGCGTGCTCGCCCCGTCGTCGGTGGCGCCTTCGCCGATCAACACGCGTCCGCCGCTGCGCGCAAGCTGCACTGTCGTGACGCTCGTGCCCGTACGATTGACCGTTAGCCAAGGGCGGATCGTGGCCCCGGTGTCGTCAAGTAGGCGCGCGTCAAACGCATTGGTGCTCGTCTTCACATCCCAGACCTGTTGGTCCGCTGGCGCGTGCGGGCAGTGAAAGACAATGCGGCCCCCGCTGTTCGCGCCCAGTATCACGCCCGCGCGCGGTGCAGGCAGGTCGGTGAGCGTGCCATAGAACGCGCCGGTGCCGCTGACCAGCACGTCAGAAGCATCATCTAATAGGCGTCGCCACGTGCTCCATAAGCCGTTGTAGCGCACGCGCGTGTAATGCACACTGCTGTTAAACAGTGAATAGGTTTGGTACACGGTGCGCCCGGCCGCATACACTTGCAGCCGGCCTGGCACCGGGACGGGGTAATTTAAAGGGGCCGCCGTGTGGGCGGCCTGATACGCTTGGTGATAGATGCCCGAGGTAACGAGCGTGTTCAGGTCCGCATGCGCATCAAGTTCCCCGCGCAGTGGCAGCGCATGCGTGAGCACCCAATCGCGCGGGGCGTAGCGACGCGCGGCAGTGTACGGCGTGAGCACCCGCGAGTCGTCTTGGCCGGCGTTGACTTCGGCTTGTGTCGCAAGCTCGACAACCCCGCGCGCGTCAGTCGTCGCTGGCGGGTTTAAGAATGACGTCGGTCCAAACTCGAGCGTAGCCGCGTCGATCGTCACAAAGCGGATATCGGTCGAGAGCAGCAGCGTGGCAGCCGCGGACTTTTCCATGATCGGGCCGTGCCCGACCGGTTGACTGTAATACGCGGCGAGCGTGCCATTCTCCAAGTAGAGCCCGAACCCGTACAGCGCATACTGATCGGGCGAGTCGTCGTGCATCGTGATGTGGATCGTCGTCGCATCGATCGGTTGCCCGCCAAACGTATCAATACGCTTCAGTTCATAGGGCAATTGCGTCAGCGATCGGTTCGACGCATCAAATGACGCGGTGCACAAGCCAATGTGCGTAACCCGATGTGCAGTGGTGCCCGTGTGACCGGGCGCGATCAGCGCGGCGCGAAACGCATCGGCGACGGTAATAAGCGTGCCTGCCATGTCAAACATCAGAGAGAAAAAGACGCCGGTATAGCCCAATGCGGGTCGCTGCGACCACGCCCACGGTTCCGGCGCGCACCGTGTGCTGCGTGAACGTGTAGTGCGCGCTGCCGCGCTTGACGCGATCCACTTCGGCGATGATGTCGGCCACGTACTGCGCTGTGCAGGGAAGGTCGTTGCGCTCGCCCACGGTCACGACAATCTCGAACGTGCCGGGCTTGCCCCGCGGTGTCTGCTCGAACCATTCGCGCATCGCGACATGGGCGCCAAACGACGCGCACACTTGCCGCACCGCTTCGGCCGTGCCCTTTTGGCGGGCGATGCGAATCGCAGCGCGCACACGCGCGCGTTTGACCGATTCGGGCCAGTAGTCCTTCCACGTGTCAACGCCCAAGTGCCAAGCAAGCCAGGGCAGCAGCGTGAGCGGCACCGTATCAGCGTTCATCAGTGTGCCCAGTGGCACCACGATGTCTGACAGGCGCGCATTCGTTGTGGCAAGACCCCGCTCAAGTCGCGTCGCGTTCGTTGGCAGCAGCTCACTCATTGGCCACCCCACCGTCGATCAACTCGATGCCAGTGCAATAGGCCGCTTCATCGCGGGCCACGGCTACGCCGTCAGCGGGGGTGTCGAGCAACACTTTCTGCACGCCGGCCACCCGCATCGACGCATACAACCCATCTTTCGTGACCTCACGGCCGATGCGATGCATGTCGTTCGCGAATTGCGCGGTGTGCCGGTTCGCTTCCGCGAGCGCCACCGCGCGGTCCGGGCCACTAAAGAATTTCAACGTGGCGCGAATCGTGTAGGGGACAATCTTGGCGCTGCGCACGATCACTTCGTCCGTTTGCGGGCGCTTCTTCTCGAGCGCTTCGCGCACGACGGTAAGTAGCTCATCGCTGGCCGTACCGTCGCCTTCGCGGGACAGGATGATGACGACCATCACGCACGGTGACGGGCTGTACGCGTTGGCCGACAGCACGCGGCCATCGGCCGAGCGCGCGTGGAAAACGTACGCATCAAGCGGGCCGGCGACTGAAAAACCGCGTGGCGCGAGTTGGATGCGTTCGCGCAAGGCGTCACAATCCTCATACACCGGATCGCGGCCGGCTTGAGGGTCGCCGGCGGAAATAAGCAGCCGCTTGACATCGAACAGTGCGCCTAGGTGGTCCAACGTGGCACCGCTCGCATACGCGAGCAGCAGCGCGCGCGCCGCATCGTTCACGCGCTGGCGCAGCACCAGTTCGCGGTACGCGCTTTCCTGCAAGAGCTTAACCATCGGCTCGGACTCGAGTGCGAGCGTCGCGGCGATGTCGGCTTGCTCTTCAAGCGGGTACAGCGCAATCAGCCGCGCCTTGCGTTGCGCAAACAGCGTCTCGTAATCGAGTGGCTCGATCACATCGGGCGCGGGCAGCTGCGACAGGTCGATTGGTGTGGTGCTCATACGCGGCTTCCCGAACCCGAAGCGGAAATCGGCACACGTACACTGAACGCCTCGCCAGTCTCGGCCGTCATGCCCTCGATATCGACCGCTTGCATGCCGGATCGCATTTCGGCGGGCTCGCCGCTCAGCTGCACACGCGTGAGAATCAGTCGCGGCTCCCAACGCATCAACGCGGTGGCAATGGCCGCATACAGCCGCGTGCGTGTCGTGCCGTTGTTGGGCGCGTCAACGTGTTCTGGCACGTCGGAGCCGAACGTACGGCGCTGAATACACGTGCCCAGCGGCGTGGTGATGATGCGCGCAATCGATTGGTGCAAATGCGCCAAGCCGGTAACGGTGCGGCCCGTGGTCGCGTGCATGCCTTTCATTGCGGTGCGCTCACCAGTTGCCCGTCGCCCTGATCGCGGTGCGTGTGGCGTGGCAGGCTCACGCCTTGTGACGTAACGTCGCCGGTGAAGTGAGCCTGTCCATCAATGGTCATCGTTGCGCCGGCTCCGCTGTCTTGGCCGCTACGTCCAGTCATACCCGATTCGAACGCAAATGGGCCTTGGACGAGCAGGGCGCCTGTGCAGGTGGTTTGCTCGGCGTCGAGCGTGATGCGGTTGGCGACGATCGCGGCCTCGTCGGTGCGCACGGTGACGCAAGCGGGCGACACGATTTGCACGCAGGCGCTGTCAGGCAACGTGGCGCTCAGTGTGTGGCTCGCATGGTCGTACGTGAGCTGTGCGCCATCCGGATACACGCGCGTGTGTACGGCCGGATCGCGTGACGGCGTGTCAGCGCAGTCAGAAAACAGCCCGCGCAGCGCGACGCCTTGCGCCGGGTCGCCCATCGGGCACAGCAGCAGCACTTGCTCGCCCTTGGCCGGCGGCAGCCACTCGCGCGTGGTGCTGGCCGCGAGCGTCATCCACGGGATCCAGTTGGTCTGCAAGCCTGCGTCCTGCGCATCGGTCGCGTCACCGACCGCGACACGGCAGGTCGGCGGGCAGCTCGCGCAATTGACGTCCAACACCACGCCCTTGCGGACCAGGTTGACGATCAGGCGACACAGTTCGTTGGTATCCATGTCGCCCATGTTGCCGGGCGCGCGAGCGCGGTGCACGTATTGGCCTATGTCGCGGCGGCCCACACAGCCG